GATGTCAAAACTCACGGAGATGAGGATGACTTTATTGGTTGGTACTACGAAGGTCTTTTGCAGATGGGTGGACTGGGTCTTATTGCCGACCTGCTACACAGCACTGTTCAGCAAGTAGACAACGGAGCCTATGGGCGAACCAGAATAGCAAGCACAGTATTAGGGCCGAGCTATGGGTTGGTCTTTAATGATGGCTTGAATGTACTTGCCGGAGTGCAAGACGCCGCAATGGGTAACGACAGCAGTAACGCTAAAGAGCGTAGTGCAGCCAGATCTGTGGCAAGTCGGATACCTATAGCCGGAGGTGTGAGGTCTGTAAGAGAGAGCATCGTTGACGCCATCGGTGGAGAAGCCACTAAGAAGAAGCGGAAGGGACTGGGTAATGGCGGTCTTGGAGGTGGAGGCTTGGGATCAGGACTAGGAGATAATGGATTGTGAGCAATAAGAAGCTAGAGTTTAACTCTCGCTTCAACAAGTATGACATTAACAGAGACGGTACGGTGACTGACGAAGAAATGGCGAGAGCCAAAGATATGCTTGAAATGGAGCTGAGAGAAGAGAAAGTTCATCAGCAACAACGCATGGCTTGGGGAGCTATGGCTACCATGCTTGTGTTTACGGTTCTCTTGTTTACGCCGATAATACCCGTTGACCGTGTCAATGCTTTATCAGACTTACTTGGATTGTTTTACATTGCACAGGCGGGTGTTGTTGGAACCTACATGGGTGCTCAAGCATTTGCGGCGAAGAAGTAACGCAGGGACGACAGATGGTTGGTTAGCGGAGAGAATATACTCACGTTAATTTAAGGGAGACCCTCTATGTTACAAGCTCTAATCGGCCCAGTAAGCTCACTATTAGATAAGTTCGTCACAGATGCGGATCAGAAAGCTGCTTTGGCTCATGAGATAGCGACCATGGCCGAGAAGCAAGCGCATGAAGTCGCGCTCGCCCAGATCGAAGTCAACAAGATGGAAGCCCAAGGCAACTGGTTTCAGTCGTCATGGCGTCCACTCGTGGGTTGGGTTTGCGCGATAGCCTTTGGTTGGCACTTTGTATTCCAACCCTTGCTGATATTCATCCTGACGTATGCGGGACTGCCTGTCCCAGACTTACCAGACTTTGACATGTCTGCACTCTTAACTGTCCTTGGTGGACTTTTAGGTTTGGGATCATTGAGAACATTTGAGAAATTTAAAGGAGTTACAAAATGAAAGAAAAGATAATTAATAATTTTTCGGCTGCGGTTCGAGAGGTCTTCGCCGCACTAGAGCACAAGACAATGTCAGGCATCCTGTTTTCTACAGGGGTCATCTTGGGAGTCTGGATAATCGCACCCTTGTTTAACTAAGAAAGGAACAGGATGTTTAAACTAAGTAAAAGAAGTCTTTCACGTCTGGAAGGCGTACACCCACTATTGGTTGCAACAGCAAAATTAGCTATACAGCACACCAAGGTAGACTTCGGAATTACGTGTGGCGTCAGAACCTTGGAGCAGCAGAAAAAAAATGTTGCTGCCGGGAGAAGTTGGACGATGAATTCTATGCACCTCTTGCAAGACGACGGATACTCTCACGCCATAGATTGTGTTGCTTATCTGGGGTCAGACGTGTGTTGGGAAATAGAAGTGTATGATGAGATCGCTGATGCAATCAGGGATGCGTCCATAGAAGTTACGGCAGATACGGCCATGGACTTTGATATTACTTGGGGGGCCGCATGGCACAAACCATTGAACGAATGGGGCGGGAATTGCGAGGCTCTATGTAATGAGTATGTGGATCTTAGACGGTCTCAAGGTCGTCGGGTGACAATGGATGGCCCTCATTTTGAGATCTCTCGTATATCTTAGGAGGAGATAATTCTCCGCCGAGAGCTGCGTAAGCTGCCAAGTCTACCCAAGAATCTTCGTGGCTTATAGTCTCACAAAGTCTGGACATCTTTACCCAAGCCATCATCATCGCGACATGGCCTTCATTAACTTCACCGTGAGTTTGTAGGGCAGATTGGATAATCACATTCCAACCCTGCTTAATTCTACAGAAATTCGCTGACGCTGAGCCGTAGTCTTTAGCCCTATCCCCGTTTATTAATTCCTCGGCTTCTTTAAGGATGTCTTCTCTGTTCATTTGTCTTCCCCCTCAAGGTCAACAACAAACTGATACTCCATCATAAGAGCCTTTATCTCGGATTCAGTCATCCTGACGTCGTGCTCTAGGTCTGCGACCTCATCACGGAGTCTTCTTCTCTTATCTTTGGCTTTCGAGAACTGGTCTATGTAATCCTGAGTACCATCATCTTTGGTTTTTAAAAGATCAAGACGCTCACTAATAGACACAATGTCATTCTCGCAGATCTTGATCTGTCTCAGTTGCTCCGACCTCTTCTTCGATAGCGCATGAAATTCCTTCTTAGTATTTTCAAATGCCATAGCTATCTTATTCCTTCGAGAGTGGTTTAAACTGCTCGTATTTTGGACATAGATCTCTTGCCTCGTCGTCCAGTTTGGTACAGTGCCAACGTCCATCGGGTCTGGGAAGGGAAAATGCGCACGTAGGGCAGTCTTTGGGAACTTCCTTATCGCCCCAACAAACACCGCGTTTAAAACATCCCTTGCACCGCCAGTCGGTTCCATCGGTACTAACCTTACGCGCCTGTCCTGACACAACTCTTTCAATTCTGTTTTGTATATGGGCATATTCAAAGTCATCAAACTCTATTATCTCCGCGTGGTAATCACAGTTGTTCTTGTTAATGGCCACGAATAATGTTGTTTCGATCTCACCCATACCCATCATCATTTGGCACTGGCCAAAATATTGAGGGTGGCTGACCTTAACTCCAGACTTCTTGAACTTACTAAAGCTCGCATCGTTCATGGATTTGATTTCCAAAACCCTTATGGTTTCATCTTCGTCTTCCACCATGCCATCAGTGTGGCAGACAATGTGTCCACCCCATGCTTGGTAGGTGTGTTGCTTTCCCGTAAGGGCATCAACTTCCCACACTCTGAGGTTAGCTTTTTTCTTTAGGTCATCTACTACCACGTCTTCAAGCATATGACCGAGGTTGAAAATCCTTTTGAGTCTTGGGTCGGGCGGGTTGTTTGGGAAGCCCCTCAGATTGTAAGCAAGCACGGCTTCGCAGGGTGTGCCGATGATACTGGCTCCTATGTAACGGCGAGCTTTCTCTTTCTTATCGTTCTCGTACCCCCTGTCGATTGCCTGTACTACTTCATCTGCGTTCATTATTTTTCCTCTTAAATAAAAAGGGGGAGTCTCCTCCCCCTTAGTGACGTCTAAAACGGTATGGCGTCGTCTAGCTGTTTCGCAGGAGTGTCGTCGTCCGTTGCCGCATCAAACGACTTGATCTCTGGATACTGCTTTTCTACGCCATCTTTTGTGTAGGGCTTACCCATCCCAACATAAACTTTGGTGATAAGACCTTCACAGGTTCCGACGTCTCCCGGTTTGTCAGGAGAGGGGTGTCCTCCCGCAACCAAGAAAGACTTGAGCATACGTCTTCCAATCTCTTGTGCCATAGAGCTAGACGTATGAACAAGATTGAAGCTATGCCCCAACTTGCCCTTTCCGTCTACGGCTGCGAAGACGCAGCGTAGTCTTTTATTAGACCCGCCGAAGTCTTCCATAGCCGCTTCTTCACACTTAACAACATGCTCTCCCTCTCGGAGCATAGTGCTACCAGAACTCTCCTCTACATCAGATAGATCGAGAGATCCAAAACCATTCCAATCACTCATTGTTTTCTCCTTCTTTATTTACAGATTTGGCTTTAGCAAATGCTTCAAAGTCTTTGTCTGGCATTGCCATCCGCGCAAACAAAGCGGTTATGTCGTCAACCTGCTCGTATGGTTTAAGCCTATTACGAGGATCTCTTACTTTACCGTGCCAACCAGATACCTCATCAGTAACAACGAAGCGTCGTACTCTGGGGGTTCCTTGGTCGTTCTTCTCCGTGGCCCTGACACCACAAAGGACATGGTCAAAGAGCGCAGGGACATGCTTACTTACTGCATTACCCTTAACTAATGGCCAATACTGCGTAACATCGTTGGCATCTTTTTCTTCTTTGGCCAGACAGGTTACATAAACATGGATAGGTAAATCCCTTATCCATTTAAGTGCTCCAAGCATTAAGCGATTGTAATCACCCCACATCTGGAAGCCATTACTGTTGCCTTCATATTCTTTTTCCAAATGTGAAATCAACTGCTCAGAGAGTTCTGTAAGACTATCAATAGCAAGCCACTTATATTCCTGCTTTTTAAAGTCATCGCTCTTGAGCATATTGATAATGCCTCGGAAACTAAACACACCATTCTCAGGATCGTGTGCCTTATCCCAAGATGTGAAAGGAACGTAGTCTATCGACACGTCCTCTACGGATTTAAGTCCGCTTTCTCCAGACAAGATTAATCCCTTGCCATATCTCTCTTGGAAATTACGGCACTGGTAGGTCTTACCAAAACCGTGGTGAGCGTAAAGTAACACCTTGATCGGCCCATCGCTCTGTAGGGACGAGGTGTTTTGTATTTTAAACATGACGTATTACCTTAATTTTAGGTGAGTCTAGCTTTCGCGTTAATGCAACCTTCAGTTGTTCCTGTTGTTCTGTGGGGATCTTCTGAAACTTGCGCTTATCGACAGTCAAGCTACGGTTTATGTAGCTTGGTATGTCTCCCTGAGAAAAGATTTCTTCTAGCTTCTTCTTATCCCAAGTCCATCGCTCTGATCGTCTTACGACGACGTCGAATGATGAGGTGGAGATTGCTAACTCTCCTGCTTCTTCTGGAAATAGGTGACCAATTTCACCTTCCAGTTGGCCCATCCTCTCACTAATACGCTCATGGTCTTGTAACAAACCATGATATTCATCAGCTAAAGGTTGTAGCCTGTCGGCAGTCATGCTCGCAACTTTGGACTTTGGTTGGAGTTTAGTTCCTTCCAGTACGTCCCAATCGTCTTCTATCATTTTAAGCCTCCTTTTTGCACCAGCATACTCGTTTGGTGTCTTTACATACTCGGCAGGTGTATTATAAGATATACAAACAAACATGCAACTAAAAAATGAAAGGAGAAAAATCGTGAAGATAAGGCTGAACATCGAGGCTCTTATCCAAGATTGTGGGGGAGCGTCTGCTACCGCGAAGATTG